ACAGTTAACTGACGACCTGCCCACTGAGTATTTTTACCCCAAGTAATTAATTGCTCAGATCCTTTTTGAACTGCTATAGCATAAAGATTTGCTTCATGAGTTGCAATCTTTGTAGCATTTGCAACTTTATCAATTTGAGTTGGGGTATATACAGAAAGAATTCCTTGCTTAGAAGGATCATTCATAACTATAGAATTTTGAAGTTTTGTTTGCTCTACTGCAAGAGCTTTCATTTGAGTTACTGCTTCAGAATTCTTTTGTTTAATTATATTGTAATAATCAGTAAGTTTTAATTTACCAGTAACAAGTGCTTGACCAAATTTTTCTGTTTCTGAAGTCATTTTTACTGTTGCAGCAGTAAATTGACCAGTTGATAGCATTGTTTGCCTGAATGCTGCGTTGACACTTGCTAATTCTTTAGCAAAGTTAGAGCTTACTCCAACTCCTGCCATATTCTTTTGTAAAAGCAATACTTGTTCTTGCAAAGATTTTATTTGTGCATTAACGGAGGAGAAATCACCAAGTGCAACTATATTTAATTCAACTTGTGCCATTACTCATCCTCCCCCATTTGCATCACTGCGATACCTTGATCTACACCAAAGCCATCTTTGCTTGCTGCAAAACCTTTAAGATCAGCTATATCTTCGTTGTCTTTAGATTGCTCTTCAAGATCAACTCCATTTATTGCTGCAATAAACTTCTTGTCATCATAATCTTTTTTTCTTGAAACATCAAGCAAAGCCATCAATTCCTCCAAAGAGAGATTAGATTCTAGTTCATCAAAATTTTTCCAATGACCTAGCAAGAATACTTCGGACTCTAAGGAGCGTAAGTCTAGTCCGTCCCAACTAGTGCCGCTCCTAGTAGGTTTGGGTCTGTAAGCTTTAATCCACCAACAACTTCAAGAATCTTCATCATTGTTGGAACTTCAATTAATTCCTCAAACTTATCTTTATCTGTTGATAATTCTGGTCTAATTGTTTCTAGGCATACCATTGCTGCTTTAATAAAAATATCCATTGCTGCATCTGGATTTTCATTTTCTTGTTCTTGCATGGAATTAACAATCTCCATGAATTTTCTTAACTGCTTAATAGCCAATGGCTTAAGCTCTAGTGTACTACCATCTCTAAGAGATATCTCTAATATATCATATACTGTTGTTGCCAATTTGTAGCTCCTTTGTTAGTTAGTTAAATTATACCAATAAAATAAGTATAAACAAACTCAAGACCCCCCAATTTCTTGGAGGGCTTGAATTCAATATTAAGTTGTAGACTAATTTTTTAAATTAATTAGATCCCCATACACGGTCAATTACTACACCATATTCAGCTCCTGCATAAGAAGCATTTGAATCATCTGGTAAGCAACGGAAGTTTACTGGGAATACTGTTGCTGAATCACGCTTTAATCCGTGAGCCGTTGTGTCAATTGAAACAACACGACGTGCAACATATACACGCTCTTTGTTACGCTTTGTAGTTGCAGCACCCTTAATTGTTGATGGAGCATTTCCAACAGCAATGAGTGTACGTTCTACTGGAGCATCTCCGAGAGCACCTGCAGCCATATTAAGGGTTGCACCTGTCTCAGCATTTACTGGAGTTCCTGAAGTTAAAGTATCTACCTTAGAAATTGCACTTCCTGAAGCATTTACATAGTATGAATCCATCTGACCCCATGAAAGAGTAAGATTCTCAAGAGTTGCCTCTACGAGTTCTGTCTTAAGCATAACCTTAAGAGTTTGCTTGAATAAACGAGCTGCATCCAAAAGCTGATCAACCACTACTTCACCATATACTGGCTCGTATGAAATTTCAAGACCTGTTGATGTAAATCCAACTTCGTTGTATCCACTACCATTTGCTAGAAGACCCGTACGTGCTGACTGAGATGAACCAAACAAACCTGAAAGAGTTGTTTCGTCAGTAGCTGGACGACCAGTTGTATTAGAATTGTTTCCAGCACTAAGGAATAGATCTGCTGCTCCGACAATAACGTTTTTTGTATTTGTAGCCATTTTTTTATTTCACCACCTTATTTTATTTAGAATAAAAAAAATAAAACAATTTTACTTCCTCATAGAAAAGGATAGCATTAATTTAATATAAAGCAAATTTATAGATATCTTCCAGTAACTGAGTCTAAGTCTCTTGTAAAGGCATATGAGATTGATATATTGCCCAACATAAATCCGCCCTCATCACTAAAGGCTTGAACTGGGTCTGCAGAATCAAGCTTAAAATAATGAAACTTAAATGGACTATTTGCGGATATTTGCAGTTGAACTTCTTTGGCCGATTTGTCATACCTTCTAAATACGTCAACTAGGAAGTTGACTATTGTTTGAATCTGATTTTGACTTCTTGAAACAATGCTTAAGGTGACAGTTTCTTCATCCATCCACCAGCCCACGCCTATGTTCTTTTTAACAATATCATAAATTATATATGTTTTTCCTGGTAATAAATTATTAAATTCTGGAATTTCTTGTGCTGGGATGATAGGGATCATACCCTCATCAAATCCATCAGCATAATAGTCGTTATAATCCAACATGTTGGCGTTCTGTAATTCTTGCCATAAAACGTTTCTAATGTCATAGAAAGCTATCTTTTTATAATCTGCAGTCATTTAATCTCCACCATATTCGTTGCTATTGTATCTACTATTTGCTTTACAACAATTTCTACATCCCTTATTCCCGCTCCATTTTGGTTAAGTACTTTGGTTGCTTCTTGTACTATTTTCTCATATAACCCAGAAGAATCCATAATTGGTTGAGAATTCTTAGCAAACCATTCAGACATATGAGTTCCAAAAGAGTTCTTTACTGCTACTCCTCCAGGATTTGCTATATTAACAATTTTTCCTGCTCTTATAAATTGAATACCTTGTGTGCCCAAAAACGCCAAGGTCTTTTTTGCTACAAAACTTACCGCTCTTCCGCTTTCCATAACTTCTGCTTTTTGTGCAAAAATAGTTCGTGTGCTTACATATTTACCCTTTTTATTAATAGCAGTTAATTCAGCAGGAACTGGAACTGGAGTTTTTGACATTAAAAATTTTGAAGATATTTCAAGTTTTCCATTTAAAATATATGATCTTTCAAGTACAAATAATCTTGCTCTTGGATTTCCGACTTGCTTCCATTCATAAACATGGTGCATTCTTTTAGGAAAAACAGAAGAATAAACATCTGTAGCCTTCATAAATCTTTCGCCTAAAATAACAAAAGCTGCTCTTGCAATATCATCTATTATTGAGCTTTCTGTAAACTTAGAAAATGTTTCAATTTTTGATTCAAGCTCTTTACTTAAACTATTTAAACTTATTTGATCAATTGATAGTTTTATCATTTGTTTGGACAGGAACTCTCTTTAATGTGGCTTCATAATATGAAACTTTTCCAAACGGATCAAGAACTGCATGTGATGCAACAACTTCAAATACAGAATCTGGATTTCCATATCTATCTATTTCAACAAACACTGGTTGACCATCGCTTGATCTGATAAAGTTTATTCTCCAACGCTTACTTAAAAGTTCTGTACATTTCATTTTAAGTAGCAATCCTTCAGTATATTCTGCTTGTGCATTATTGCCCGCTGAGAAGGTCTTACTGTCTCCTCTTGAACTTGTTCCTCTTGCTTTAAATGGTTCAATCTTGCAAGGAATTGTTCTTTCATAAACCCATTCTCTGGTTATAGCACCTGATGCTGGATCTTGGGCATTCTGTTGCATAAATATTTCTGCAGACATGTTCATAATAGAACCCATAATTGAATTTAACATTAGATGATTATGATATTAACGTTGCGGTATTGATCCAAGATATTATCTACAGTTACATTACCAGTTCCGTTAAATGCTCCCCCTGCCATTTCAAATGAAATTTCGGAAAGGTCAATCTTCTTAAGATACTTGTTTCTCCAGTTAAAGTCATTAGCAAGAATATCTCCAACTAGCAACATTGCTGCAATCTTAATATCTTCTGGTACATACTTATATCCAATTTGACCTTGGAACTTATATCTTGTTCCTGCTCTAAATCTACCATAATATAATACTAATGGGTCTACTTGATTATCATACCTTACATCCCATCCCGCATTTACAATTCTTATTGCTCTACCTGTTGGGCTTATTTCAAGTGCAAACCCAAATGTATTGATATAAGGATCTACAGTATTATCAATTACAAGTATGTCGTTTTCCCAAACTTTATCAAGAGTTAAAGCTCTTTCTGTTAATTCTGCAGCATCTGAACCTGTACCAAATACTTCTTGTGAACCATAATATGTAGAAAATGATTGTCCAGTGTAGCCATCAATAATAGTTCTGGCAAGCTTTTCAGCAGATGTAATTTTTTCGGGACTTTGATAATTGAGGTCATATGGAGTAGATCCAAATCCCATAAAGTCTATAATATCACTTACAGTAGCATATACTTGACTTACTCTGTAATAATCATATTGAGTAAATGCTACAGAATTGATTGAATATGCCCATACAATTTTTAAAACACGAGTAACATCTGTTAAAGAAGGAGTTAGCATATATGAGTATATACCTTCTGGTTCTTCGTCTGTTGCAATCCCCGTGAACCCAGGGATTGGGTTAGCATCATTATCGGCATCGTAGATAGTAACCAATGGTGGGTGGTCTGCTTGCACCAACACATTATCATTAAATACGTTTAAGTGTATTTTTTCTTGCGTACCTTTGGTTATATCTTGCAATTGAATTGCCTCCTATTATGCGTAGAACTCCTGAGCTTCTCTTGGAGTTGCTAGGCGGAATCCCTCTTGTGTGTCAAAAATACGCTGTGCGTCTGATTCTGACATAGCCACAAATGGGTGTGTATCTGTAAATGTGTATCCAATAGTTTGATATGAATGATTTGATCTTTCCATCTTAACCAATACTGAATTTTGTGTCTTTGGCATCTTTGCCTCTTTCTTTTTAGGTAAATCTATTTCAGCTTCAACTTGTGTTTGGTATTGTTCAATCCATTGTGTAACTTCTTTTTGTGTTAAACCTAAATCAATTAGATTTTGTGCTATATCTTGAAGACTTATACCTAATTTAATATTTGAAGATATATAATCGGCTATATCAATTTGATTATGATAATTTTGAGATCTTTTATAAGCAATAGTTAATATATTATCTTGTAATTTAATCACATGATATAATGGTATAAATATACCTTTTCCAATATATTTTGATATATCTTGTAATGAAATACCTTGTGTAGCAAATTCACCTTTACCAGATATAGCGTTAATTTTAAATATAATATTTGTTTTTATTAGTTGTTCGAACCATTTTTTAATAGATTGTACATGATTAAGTATTACTTCCCATTCAATTTTATCACGAGAATCTATTTGATATTGTATAGTAATATTACCATCAGTGTCTATTGTACAACGGGCAAAACTATGTTCTCTCTCAAGTAATGGTATCATTGCAATAATCATTTCAACTTTTGGCAGTTTATCATAATAAGACCAATTTTGAATGAGTGATGAAGATATTGAATGGTTTTTCCAAATTTTATAAAGAATCCGTGAAGAATCTTGAATATATTGAAAAAATGGGAATTGTGACGAAGTATGTATAGTTTCAAATAATATATCTAAATAATTTGACTTATTTATTGAATCATTTTTAAATATTTTATTAATATTCCCAATAAATCGTAATTTTGAAAATACAAAAGAACGTTTTTCATCCGGATCATTTTCAATTATATTCCATAAGTCATTTAAATTTTTAGATTCTTTAAATATTTCTTTTACACTAAATTCCGGTTTCCATTTAGTATTTCCATCTGGAAAATAATACGGTATTAACTTTTCAGGAATATCATTTATAAATACTATATTTAAAGTTTTATGTATGATTATAGAATCTTCTATGTAGTTAATTTGCTTGTTTTTATTTATTTTAGTTATATCTTCTTCATTATTCCATGGATTTGCTGGAATATCGCTATCTAATTCAAATCGTAATGATTTATTATTAACCCAAATATATGGTATTGATGTAATATTTGGCAGTGATTCACCTCGTACTTTATGATATTGTAAAATACCATATGCAATTTTAGTAATTGCTTTATTTAATGAATCATCTTGAAATATAACTAAAGGTATATCTGGATTATATTTAACATCGCCAAATTTATAAGATATTTTTTCTTTTTTTGATATCCATCGATGAACATGAATTATGCTCATCCTCCCTACTTAAACATATATTTTTTTGTATTATATTTATAAGTGATCTCGAATATGAGTACATCTCCATCTCCATCTACACCAATATTACCAAATATACCTCAACCCGCACTTACACTAGCACCTGCACCAGCATTAGTAACATCTACATTAGTACCACAATCTGGATTAACACCAACATCAGTACTACCAAATATACCACAACCTGTCGCACCAAATCTTACTACTTACGCAAATTTAATATCCCCAGCAATTGCACCAACTATTTCTACTAACAATGCACCCGCAGTTGTAATCAATAATAAAGATGAAGAAAAACCAGGATTAAGTACATTTCAAATAATAATGATATCTTTATTTTCATTTATTGTATTAGTAGCAATTATTGGTATTATATATTATGCAATTAAATCAAAAAACAATAATACCACAGCAACTTACGGTGGTAAAAAACCAAAAATGAATTTAAAAAAATTTAAAATGAAAGGAGGATGCGGTTGCAGTGCAATGGGTG